TCATACGTCCCGTCGTTTCTCACCAGTCTTTCTCTCAAGTGTTCTATTAGTATATTTTTGACGTTTCCATTTTCATCCAGCTCCACTTGGTACAGGTAGCGAGTGAAGATGGCCTTTATGTTATTAGCCTCTGCCAACTGAACGGCCTGTCTGAAAGTCTCCGCTCCTACCACTACATCATCTGCGTCACACCAAAATATCCATTCATAACCCTTGGCTTGTTGGAAGTTGAAGTTTCTGGCTGCGGAGAAGTCTTTAATCCATGAAAACCACGACCATTCTGCGTTGTACTCTTTACAGATCTTCTTAATCTTTTTCTGGGGTTCCTTAGTCCCTGTTATGAATATCTTATCTACATGTTTGGCGAAGGAATTTAAACACCTCCGCAGTTCCTCTGCCTCGGAATCATCCTTTATTATGAGACAAGCCGCTATTTTAGACATAAAAAAAGCGGGCCTCTTTCGAGAACCCGCCATAGGCCTTCAAAGCCGTACGAGATTAGTTGCTCGTATTATATCACAATTTACGGGTTGGTGCCTGAGGCGACAGTTGTGAAGAAATTGAACTTACACTCATTGATTGACTTACCTACCGTGACTGATTGGGCAACACATGCCGCACACCATAGCTCGTAAGGGTTATTACTTGTCGAAGACCCTACCGTTTGAAGCCAGCAACGTTCAATTTCGCTCAAAGGTTTCTGTCCGTCTTGTCCTTTGGCAACGTAATAAGCCCTCTTGTGGTCTTCCAGGGGGGCGTTATTAGCCACTCCACTCCTGGTGGCGTACCAATCGTGTTCTGCTCCGCTTAATGTTGTTGATTGTATGGCCATTAATTAAATTCACCTCCGACTTTAAAGATTTTGAAACGTTTAACAAACTTATTTACAAAGGTTTTATCAAATTGCTGTAAAGGGAAGGCGATTTTTATGATTTTGTTCAGTCTTAGGGGGAAGGCTCCCACATACTTTGTTTCCTTTGACTTAGAATATCCACCTTGCCCTCTGGTTTGTCTGATGTCGGGAATGGTTTTTGTAAATTTATCCCATTCATTGGGCCATCTCTCGGCGAAAAACTTAATTACCCCCTCCAAAACCACCCAGTCTGTTTCGTTTGTTACAGACATTCTTCCTCTCGAAAGTTGAACGAGTCTGTCTACTGCCTGTACGTCGTTTTTCTTGTACTGTTTCCACACCAAATTAGCCGTTGGGTTGACGGTCTTCTCGTATTTATACAGAGCCTCGTACTGATCTGGTGTAATTATGGTGTTCATGGTGCTCATCCCAGTCCGTGAGGGACGGACTGAGTGAACCGGCTACTAACCGTTTACGTTGTAGCCTGATCGGGCGACAGAAGTTCTTTCACCAAGGTATTCCAAAGTGAACTCTCCCACGATTTGGCCGTTTTCACGGTCACCGTCCTTGGCAAGCATCTCCTTGAAGGGCTTGCGTAGGTAGGCAACGCGGTATTTGTCCTCTTTGATACCGATGAAGAACGGACCCGGTGTCGCGGCTGCGGACGGAACGTACCTGTGTTGCATAATTCTATGCACACCGGCAGAGGTTTCGTAGATAGCCACTGGCTGGGTCAGTTTCTTGTCTGATTGATCCACGTATTTTGTGGCACCGGCTGTGAAGCCGTCAATCTTCCTCTTAAGACCGAAGGGAACCAGGACGAGGTCGAAGCTGTTGTCAGTTCCACCTTTATCCCAGGAGGCTTGCGCCATATCCTGAAACTCGGTTTCTGATAACGAGGTACCAGAGTTGCGAGCGGTGTAAAGGGTGGTAATGACTGACTTCAGACCCGCCATGGACGCACCTGTTCCGGAGACTCCCGAAGAGAGTGCACCTTGTACCAGGGCGTATTCCTGTTTCATCTTCCAGGTTCTAAGAGCTTTCGCACTCTGGTAATTCAGAGGGTCCTGTCCACTTCCTGGATCAGTTGCTCTTTCAGTACCGGAGACGCGGAAGGTTTCCGTCAAGATGGCCGTCAGATTGACGATTCTTGAAGGTTGGGTCAAAGCCGAATATGTTGCGGCTGCACCCTCACCTGCGAAGGTCACAGAAGAAGGAGGAGTAATGTAATCCTCCAACCACTGATGGATCGTGTCTTTTGCCGTGGAGGTCTTAAGCATTGTTGCCAATGGAGTATCATCCGGCGTTACGTCGGCTACGATACTCAATAAGTCCTCACGTCGTGAGACATCATCAAATGTTACTAGCATGTTATTCACACTCCTTTCTCAGCACGGATTCTTACCTCCCAATCCGTGCCGTAGATTGGTGAGGCTACTTGTTAGCCCAAGGTATAGAGTTCATGCGGGCAGCGATTGCATCAACTCCCGTATCTCCTCCCCTCCGGGTCAATTCCCTTAGTCGTTCCATGTCAGCTTGTGACTGCTGGGTACGAGACTGGGAAGAGGTTTGAGTGTTGGCTTGCAAAGCCGCCTGCTCTTTCTCTGTTACCTCTTGCAACGCCTTCTCCGCACCTGATTTCTCAGCTTTGGAAACAGCTTTGCTGTACTTCTTCGCAATGGAGTCAGCAATGTCAGAGACGGTCACGTTCTCCCCTTTCCATTTTCGGAAGAGCCATTTACTGGCTATTTCATCCTCAATTTCAGGGTCGGCAAACAATTCAGGGTGTCTCTCGCGAGCTTTATACTCGTCGATCTGTTCAGCCACTGATTGTTCTGCTCTTACAGATGCTTGTCTTGCTGATTCAGCATGTAGGGCTGCGTTGTAAGCTGGTCGGTTAATCTCGCCCGTGATAGGGTCTGTAAAATCTTCAGTCCTTATCTGTTGAGCCAAATTAACTTGGTTTACTGGCGGCCTGAAAGCCGAAAAGGCAGACTCGTTCTTTGAACGTGCTTTGCGCTCATCCTTAAGCCGTTTGATCTCCAGACGTTGTTCTTGGAAAGCCCTCCGCTGTCCCTCGACATCTTCTGGAAAATCATCTGTTGTTGCGCTTACGGTTGCGTCCGTAGTTTGGGTTTGCTCCTCAGTAGAAGGAGCTTCAACTACTGGCGGGGTAGTCTGGGTAGTTTCCTCTACCTCTTTTTGTTCAGCCACTTGTTTCAAATCGTCCATTTTCATCACCTCCTTTCTTCAGCCTGATAACGTTGGCGAGACGAAAAATGGGTCCAGCCTTATGAGCTGGTCTCGACCTTAAGCCGGGATCAGATCACAAGAGTGCCTTTTTTGTCATATAAATGACCCTCGATAATCTTGTCGCCAGGATCGAGGGCGAACCCCCAGTCGCAGTGGTTACACTGTGCTTCTCTCCCGGCAATCCTTATGAAAAAGTGCGGTTCTTCCTTATGAATCTTCTGGGGTGTGAGATTTGTGATAACCTCAGCTTCGCCCCAAAATTCCTTATCTGCGCTTTCGGGCAGATCGGGAAGATCTTTTTTTGAAACCGTTTGTGGCATAGATATAGGACATAGACTAATACCTGATGTAAGATAACGAGGCGTTAGCGTAGGCAGCTACACCGTCGGGTTGACCGGCATATTGAAGCCGTGCATCCTGAGCCTGTAAAGCAGCTGCTATTCCTTCATCAGAGAAAGTCTTGGAATCATTAGGACCGAACACGTATTCAATCCCTTCATAGATAACCCTCACTGTCCCCTGATCGCCCTGAACTGCTCCCAGTGCCTTGGTATCAATTCCGGATCGATTTGCCAGACTACCAATGTTTTTTAATGTGACACTCATGCAATGTTCACCTCCTTTAGTTAATTGTTTTGGGAACGAGTTCCCCTTTTTCTTTTTTAGTTAACATTTCAGCTTCTTCGATGTTTTTCTCCATCCAGGCAAGAATAGAATCAGCAGCCGAGGCGAAAGCCCAAGCTGTCTTCATAGCGTACGAGTATTCCTCGTCGTTTTTGAATTTACGCGGGTCTACCCATGAGTTACGGATTTGCGACTGGAGCCATGGGAGGAGGTGCTTGTGCCACCCCTCCGTTGCCGCCATTTCCTTGAGGCGGAACCCCTGCTCCTGCAACTCCTGCTCCTGGGGGGAGAGTTTGTTGGACATTTTGTAGGTCTTCAAATAACATGTCAGCGTCTTTGATTACGTGGGTAGCTTCGACTATTCTTTGCAACAGTTCTTCGACATTTACAGCTCTGCCCTTGGCAGCAAGTTGCTGAGAAATAACAGGATTGGTGCTGATTTCCAACAGAGCCATCAATTTATTTTCAATATTCTCGTCTGAAGGATTACCCATGGACTCAATGTCGGGAATGTAGTCGTAAGTACCAAGAAGGTCACCTTCTTCTATGATTAAGTTTCCTCCTTCACCACCACTGTCTGGTTGGAACTTGGGCACTTCCAATCCATCACCCAAATCTACAGGGTAGCGCGGTCCGGGAGGAACGTCTGCTTCCTGAAGTTGCCCCGTCATCATCTGTTGAAGATCAATATCTGTCGGTCGAATATCTGAAAGACCTTGGTTTTCAAAGTATTTGATGGCATCTCTTCCCACAATCCTGATAACCCTTTTCTTCTGAACCGATCCTTGGAACATGTATTGGCGATTGAGGGCGTACCAGAACATGATTTGCTTCTTTAGCGCCTCTGAAAGGTAGATTTGATTCATATTGTCCCTGACACTTCTCGTCTGGGCGGAATCCTGTATCTCTGTTGCGGTGACCCTTCCCTGATCCTGAAGAGGATTCTGGGAACTCATGCCCTGGGAGTTTTCTCCCCAGGCTGAAAGCAAGGCCCCAACCAAAATGTTGTAGATTTGAGCGAAAGCCGTGTCCTCTCCCGACTCCATCTTCATTGTCTGGACATCTACGTTGGGGTTGTTCATCAACCATTTGGCTTCCGGTGCCCAGTCCAGAGTGTGCATACGGACATTTACGGGATTTACGTGCAGGGGAGGACGCAATCTTAGGGCTACGCGGTCACAGTAGGCTGATACGTGAGCGTTTATTGCCCTAATAAGCTTTGATACTGGTTCCAGTTCTGAAAGACCGTACAGATCGTCACCCGTGTCGTAGTATTTCAGCAAAACTACTGGAATCTCGCTGTGTTTATAGGGATTAGGGATGTCTCGAAGAATGACTCCATGATTGGGGGCGTAGGTAATCCACCTGCTGGGACGGTACTCGGTACAGACTTCGATTGTTTTGTACAGTTCATCCTCACCCAGAGTGTCATCCAATCCCTTGAGTGTTTTGTTGATAATTTGGTAATTTGACGATCTTTTGTCCGCAGAAGGCTTGCTACCGGCTTTTTTTTCCTTGATGGCATCCTTTAGCAGGTCGAGGTTCTTGTAAATAGGAGCTGTCCGGGCTGAGTCGTTGACTCTTTCCAGTTCTTCAAGTGTCAGGTATTCACGATGTTGGAACCATTTGTTGATGTGTTCATAAGAAGGATTGGCTAATACATCCCTGGGGTTACAGACAATAAAATCAGGCCCATCATAAATAACTTCCTTCTTGGCTCCGTTTTCACCTTTAACCGCTTTGGTTTCGTATCTCCACTTAACTAATCCGAAGGAAGCTCCGTATTTCCTAGTGTTCAAATCCATAGTTATCCATTTGGAAATCATGCTCTTACCCAAGCGTGTGTTGTCGTCCCACTGAAAAGAAAGAAGTTCGTTGTTTATATACGCACCAAGAGAGTCCCCGCCCTCACGTGGTACGAGCTTGCCCTTAGGCTTTCGACCGACTAATCTCGCGGCCTTCTCTAGTATCACGGTATATGGGCGGGGGTCGAAGATCAGCGACTGGTAAGGCCATCCTGATTCATCGAGGTAGGAGGAGAACATCTTGTCAGCATCATCGAAGCCGTTCTTCCTTGAAATTCTCTGTTCCAAGTCATCTGAAGCCATTTGGTAATGGTCAACCAACTCCTCAAACTGCTTGATTTCTGATTTTGTTCCTTTGACTGTGATCTTGTTTGCCATGTTTTTGCCACAAAAAAAGACGGCTCTTTCGAGCCGCCATTAACGTTTCCGTTGTTCGGTACGCTGTAATTATACCACTTTTTACAACAAGTTAGAACTTACTTCTTATTTCTCCGTCTGTTTCCCTTGTACTTACGTTCACAGTCTCTGAATTTACGTGCACAATTACCTGGCCTACGCCTGTGCCTTCAATGATGTTCGCTACCCCCCTGATGACCTTGGGTAGTATTTGGGCGTTAATCTTTGTCTCTTCTAAGTATGAGGCGATCTGATAGAGATACCCATACGGCACCTGAAGATCGGGGAATAGGATTTTCATCATACCCTCCATCTTGGTATTGTTGTTCTCCATCTGGCCGTTATATGAGTAAGGGTCGATGGTGGGCAGGGATTTCATATTCTCCATTTGTTTTTTAAGTGGACATTAATGTTTTCGTAATTCTGGCCATAATAAACCTGATTCTCTTTTGTGTAACCTTGAACGTTACTTACAGCAAAATACCTGAAACTATCGGCTCCATTTGAACTCCAGTCATGCTCCGGATGATTGCGGTAGCATTTATTGTCTTCATCCCACTCCTTGTGATAGCTTTTGAGAGCGTTTAAACCTCTCTCACACTTTATTTTGTCAAACCAACACCTTGAAAGAATGTTGCGGCCGGCATCTATCCCATCCTCTATTGAGAGTTTTGGCGCGATCCTGAAGTTTATACCTAAAGATTGAGCGGTCTCTTTGCGCGATTTACCACTACCCAACTCCCGGACTTCAATGTCATGCGGAGCTACGTGCTCCCCAAAAATGTATCCCTTGTCCTGGAGTATCTTGACGTAATGCGGCAGCCCCTCTCCTGAGGTCTCGTAGTAGTCTACAAACCTTACTTCAGCCCCCGTGAGCTGATAGAACCAGATGGCGGTGGAATCGCCTATTCCTAAGTCCCAGGTGGTGTGTACTGGCAAAGCAGAATCTACTGGGACTACCGTTATCCGATTTTCCTTTTCGGCTGATAGCAGCTGCGACCCGTAATAGGCTCCCTGGATGGGAACTTCAAATGAGCAATAGTATTCCTGTTGAAACAAAGCATCGTTTCCGTCTTTCTTTATAATTTCCAACCTCTCCTGTTCCAAAACCTCGGGAGGGATTACTTTTGTGTCGTCGACAGTAAGTAACTGACAGAACCAATTTGGTGAACTTTTGGCCAAATCATAAATCTGCTTGCCGTGGTTATTCCCCCTGGGAGTGTAGTTAAACACTGCCCAACCACCATTCTCAGCAAGAATAGGCCTTACAAAGTCCCAGGCCTTGGGGTCCTGAAGAGAATATTCTGAAAAGATACACCCCACAGGATTTGTTCCTACCACAGAGTCAATGTTGTCAGTCCCTATGACTTGGAATATTGAGTTATTAATTGCCTCTATGAGCATTTCGCCGTTGTCCGTTCTCTTGCGAATCTCTTTTGGTATGTGGTCGGTAAACTTGAACCCATCCCTATCCATTCCATTCCAGAGGATCTTTTTACCCTGTTTGTAAGTTGGAAAGAAGTAGAAGTAAGACCCCACTCTCTCAAACATCTTCTTTCCTACCAAATTGATTAGGGTTTTATCCTTTCCCGCTCTTCTATGCCAGACTGCGACAGCCCTGTTCACCCCACTATCCAGGGCTTCGAGTAGAGGAATCTGGTAATCCCTCGGTGTGTATTTATACGGCAGGCTTATTTCCATAATTTATAATGTTGATGGTTACGTCTCCAAAAGTGCTTCCCTGTTCTTTGTTCTCAGCCAACCCAAAGTCTTTCCTTACAAATTCGGCCGCTTTTTGCTGGGTTTGATAATCCGGAACCATTTTATCCGGCTCTGTGTGTGAAGAGAAGGGTTTGGTTGCTTCAAGCCACTCGGCGGTTTTCTTCACCATGTAACCTGGAGTGATACCTACCTTTAAATATTCTGCTTTGTATCGGTCAATTATTGATTGTGCGCCCTCAGTTCGTAGTAGGTTCTCGCTTGGATGCGACGCTGATGCCACGCTATATCCAGCCTTCAACATTGACTGTCTCAGTGTCTCACCGTCTTTAATTAATTGCATTGCTTTAGATTGTTTTTCTGTCGGTTTTACCTTATTCATTGTTTTTTGGATGAGTGTCGCTATGGTTTTGATCGTCTTCGAAGATTAGGCCATTCAGTCGTGCGTTTCGGAGATAATCCTTTAGTTTCAATTCCTTACCTACACCAAAATTCGCAGCTGTTTTCATGTGTTCCTTCGTAATCTTTACCGCTTCTTTATATTTCATTCTTTCTCTCCCTTCTTTCCTTTCTTGCTCTGGCGGCGAGTTTCTTCTTACGGGATGGTGTTTCTTTTAAGCCGAGTGGATAATTTAATATTTCTAACCCCCAATTAACAATTCCGCCGTGTTTTTCTATCATATCCCGGAAAAACTCACGACCCTCCTCCATCTTCTTCCTCTGTATGGCTTTGGATTCCTTATAGCTTCCTCTTTTAGGTTTCATTTTTTCGTATTCCTTTCTTACTCCCGGCTTTTTAAGTAATTCTTTTTTATAAACTTTCCAAGATTTCATTCTTATATAAACTCATATAATCTTATGTAATTAATTTCTCCAGACTTACCTTGGGTTAGCAAGGCAAGTCCCGGGAAACTACAGAGTTAATTTTGCATCAACCTCACGCAGTAAGGTTTTTGCATATTGAAGAGATTCTATATTCCCATCTATCACGTTGGTTGCGGCCAATTTGTTTATTTGTTGCCCGGTTGTCGGGGGGGTTCCATTAACCTTACTCAATATTTCTTGAGCCACCTCCACAACCTCACTCACAACCATTGATAAGGTCTTTTTTTCTCCTGCTATTGGTTCATTCATTATTTCTCACCTCCTTCAAAGATTACTTTTCTCATATGATTTAATAATTCATCAGTCTTAAAAGTCCGTTGTTTTTCCTCATGTACGGCCATCCACGCTTCAAGTTCAATTTCTAATCTATTTAAGATTTCTCTTTTCTCTTTCATTCGGCCATAATCATGTTCCTTCTCCAATTCAAAATGTTTAAAAATACATTCCTTATGAAACCAGCCGCCGCAACCTGTACAGCGGTAAGCGTCTTTTAGTTCTAACTTCTGCATACACCCACCCTTAAAAGTCAAGGCGACATTTCCCTTTGGATTAGCGTTTCCACACTCAACTTTCATTTCATCTCCTCTTTCATTTGAGCTAATTTATCTGCATTTTTAATATTGCTTTTGAGTAGACGAATCATGGGGTCAAGAGATAAACAGGTACAAGCTACGCTGTGGTTATAAGTTCCATTCCCATTTCCGCATCTTAATTCCTTTTCGTGTTGGAGTTTAAGCAATAATGCAACCCTCGCTTTTTGTTCCTCCCTTAGCGTAGGTTTCATATCTTTGTTTACATTGGGTTTACAATGCGATTTCGGGTAGTTTACATTAGGTTTCATATCTGGTGTGGTCAATTTTTGTGTATAAGGGTTTTACAGCCACAATTTGTACAACGCTGGTAATAAAGATAGTCAGCAGCTTTTTCCCCCTTTGGCACTTCCATTTCTAAACCAAAGAACTCTCCATTCCCACAGTTGGAACAATATACTTTAATCGTGTAGGTTTCTGGTCTTTGTGGTTTCATATCTTTAGTTTGGTGAGTAATTCGCACAAAATTATATGTTGTTCTGCCTTCCAATCTTTCCCAGCCATCCGTTCGTAACTTGCCTCCCAAATCTTCTCCATCGCATCTTTCCTTCCCTGTTGGTATCCTTCCTGATGAATTTTATAAAGGAATGGACAGTTTGTCTCCATGAAGGTTTTATTTGTCATTCTTCTCCTTTCAAATCAGTTGTTGTCACAGTTCTTTCTCCCTCTAAATCAAACAAGTCTGAAATTAGACTAATGGATTGGTTATATCCAAACATCGCCCCCTTATCAAACTCTGGGGTAATTGAGTCAAGCGGATGCGATAGATTTTTCTTCCACCTAATAGCTTCAATTAAATGTTCGGCACTTCTAGTTAAGATGTAAACCATCCTGTCTATGTGTTTTTCTTTGTGTTGGATTACTCCGAGAGTGGGGGTAGATGGAAAGACAGCGTGGACAAGTTCTGCCTCTATAATTCTTCGCATCCTTTTGCCTGTTTTGGTGTTTTCTGTAGCTTGATTACAAGGGCTACTTATTAACCCCAAACGACTTGCTGTTGGCATTTTTTCGTATCCACATTTATCGCAGTATTCGTGAACTCTCTCATCCGACCACCATTTGAGTTCTATTCCGCATTTAGGACAGGGTGTTTCTTTAACACCACCGCCTTTGGCTATTTCCTTCGCCCGTTTAATTTCATGGGTAGTTACTGTTTTTTGGTTTAACCGACCCTCTTTCCAGCCTTTTAGATACCATTTCTCTTTAACGGTTTCTTTATTCCTGAGCGGATTATTTGGACAATTACAAGGTTTTTTATGGTTAGCTGAACAATTGGAGTTCGTACAACAGAATTTGTTTTTACATTTACATTCCGTTTCTTTATTCCTGATGGGTTTGGTGGTCATGCAGTTTTTCTTTTCAAACATTTAATACAGTAAAAGGTACGGGCAACGCCAAAATTGTTTACATTAAAACATGACCAGTCAATTAACTGCCGCCATTCGTGTTTACATTTCCTTTCTTTATTCTTCTTTGTCATATATCTTTTGGGTTTTCTGATGTAACACCAAACTCATCTATCTTTCCTAAAAGATTGCCTCGCTCGTCATGCACATAATAGACTAATGAAATTGGGCATTCTGCGTCACCTTCACCTTCAGCCACCTCAATAGCAAAACACCTAATGACTCTGTGAAATCTAGGATAATAATTCTTCTTTGTCATATTTTCTTCCACGAATTTTGGATAACACCCATATACCTAAAACATTTATGCTCTATTTCTTCATCAAAATCATTCCACTTGCCTATAAGGGTTGTATACGCTCCATCTTCTATTTCTCCTATATATTCAACAATATGCTTTCCAGCGTGATTGGTATATTCAAGTAAATTTCCCTTTGTCATACCTTCTCCTTTAATAATTTATCTAAAATCATATCCAGAACTCTCATGAAAATTGTATAAATTAATAGTCCGAAAAATGAAACCTTTGGTTCTATTAAAAATTCCCTCATACCTTCCTCCTTTTATTCTTTGGGGTCAAATTTCTGCTGATACTAAGCCATCGGTCTTTGCCGTTCCAACCGTAAACGCTGTTTTCCGTTGCGACCACCAGAATCTTCCCGAATGAAAGAGTAGCGACAATCGGTTCTCCAAAATCATAGTAAGAACCATCACCGATTCTATTTGCCAGTTTCATTAACAGGTTTCTGATTTTGTTTCTCACTTCTTTCCTTTCTTTTTAGCCTTTTGTGTAACATATATCGTTGTTCTTACTTTCAAACATCCATAGCAGATTTGAGTTAAAGCGTCATGGAAGGTTGAGTAGATGGCTTGTTGGGTATGTCGCCCCTCACACTGTCGGATATGGATTCTGACTTCCTGTTGGGTATTAAAATGCTCGTATTGAAAGTTCATACGACCTTCCTGTTCTTAAACTTGGTTAATTCTTTCTCCGGCACTCTTCGGATAACTTTTAATTCTCTGAGCCTGAACTTGCCGTCGGTGTTGTACGGAATGCTTACAATATCCTTAGGATTGAACTTCACCTCAATGATGGGATTGTCTGAGTTTCTGTTTAATAGACACCATTCCAGGGTCGCAACATGGATACCCTCACTGCACTCAATCAATTCTGAGTAATCACACTCGTCCTTTTTGAGCCGGACTGTTTTACCTATTGAGTAATCAAGACCGCCCTGCTGTGGACTTGTTAATTCTTTGGTTACATATTTGTAGGCGACTAACTTGTTCTTTTGCTGTTTAAGGAGGGAAAGCAAAGAACCCGTTAATGGATTGAGGTTTTTGGCTCCCCATAGGTTGGCTCCCCGTAGGTTGGCTTCCCATAGGTTGGCTCCCCGTAGGTTGGCTCCCCATAGGTTGGCTCCCCATAGGTTGGCTCCCCATAGGTTGGCTCCCCGTAGGTTGGCTTCCTGTAGGTTGGCTTCCTGTAGGTTGGCTCCCCGTAGGTTGGCTTCCTGTAGGTTGGCTCCCCGTAGGTTGGCTCCCCGTCTAACCGCTTCTTCTAAAGTATCCTTGATAGTATTATCTTTCTTTTCAAATTCAAAAAGCAAAGAACCCCAGATTGATATTATTTGTATTTTAGTTTTCATTTCTTTCCTTTCAGTTTGTTTTTAGCCTTATC